GAATTGTCTAAAGACATCACGATAACAGATGAATCACAAATTGATGCGGAGATAGAAAAGCTTAAAAGTAAGCAATCAGGCACAGCAGACCCTGACAAGATTTTGAAGACATTAAAAGATGCTGGACTGGAAGAATCTTTTAAGAAGTATCTCCAGAGTGAAACGGACAGGCGGGTTACTCAGGCAATTAAAACCCATGATGAAAAAATTAAAAAGGAAGCAGAGGAAAAGGCAGCTAAGGAAAAAGCAGACAAAGACAAAGAAAAGAGTCAAGAAGGCATGACAGAAGACCAGAAAACAATCGCAAATTTAACAGACCAGGTTAGCAACTTATCTAAACTGGTACAGAGCTTGAGTGAAACGACTGTAAAGTCAAAAAGGGAAGCCACGATTAAAGATGCACTGTCTAAGGCAGGGCTGAAAGAGGGTTTTTCCAAATTTATTACAGTGGAAAAAGATGAAGACATTCCGGAAGCAGTAGAGAACTTGAAAAAAGAGGTCTTGACACTGCAACAGGAAGAAATAGACAAGAAGCTGAAAGATGGCGGAACACCTTTAAAGGGACAATCTGCAGGAACTATCGAAGAAGAAAAAGCTAAGGAATATGCAAAACAGCGAAACGAAGGGGCTGCAGGACAACCATTTCAGGGTAAGGAAGTCATAGAAATCAACAAAGGGAAAGACAATAACAACAACAATAAACAATGAGTAAATGAGGTGAAAGATAATGAGTTTACAAATCACTAAAGATAGCGGATCTGTTTATGATCCAGTGTTTTTAAAAATCTTAGAAGATATACCTGGCGGAGTTACTGTTAAAACCGACAGATTTCCTGATGGTATAACTGAACTCAAAAAAGGTGCATTGCTGAATGCCGATGCTTCCAGTGCAGGTTTATACAATGTAATCAAAACCGTAAGGCTAACTGCTGCTACTGTTTCAGGGGCAACTGTTTTGGCTGTAGAACCGGAAGACCACTTGTTTAAGGTGGGCGAATTTATATACCTGTATGGGGCAACCGCTTCAACAATTACCAGAGTATCTGCTACAGCTATTGCCGTAGGAACTGCTACACCAGGTACAGCCGGTGCAGCTTCAGGAGCGGTTTTATATGAAACTGCCACTATTGCTACTGCAACTCCAATGCACAGTGCAGATGCTATTTTGAGAAACAATATACAGGTTAGAGACGATGAGGGGAATTTACTGGATAATTTATTTGCAGGGGCTGTTGTAAGAGGAACTGTGGATGAATCCGAATTACCCTATTTTGTAACTACCGCACAGAAGACAAGTTTAACCGACAGAATAAGGTTTGCTTAGTCTTAGTAATATGATGACAAATAATTAATTAAATACGAATTATGAATGAGGTGAAACATAATGGAATACTCACTTTTAAAAGAGATAAACAAAAAGAATCTGCAGGCATACTTGAATGAACGAGTATTTGAGAAACTGTATTGGCCTACATTCTTTCCTTTAAAATCCACTCCGTTTTTAACTTATGAAACTTTAATAGGAAGTAAAGGGAATCGTGTAGCAGCCGATGTAGTTGCTTATGATGTGTCTGCACCATTAAAGACCAGAAGGACTGTTAGTAAACTGGCCGGAGAAATTCCGTCCATCAGAATGAAAAAGAAAATGACTGAGAATGACTTGAATACTTATAACATTTTAAAAGCTCAGGCATCTCCGGATCAGCAGGCTATTTTGGATTTAGTTTTTAATGATGTTGATGATGTTGTTGACGGTGTAAATGCCAGAATGGAATGGTTAGTTTTTCAGGCATTATCCAAAGGTAGTGTTAGTTTAAGCAGAACTACCAACGCAGGCGGTGTTGTAACAGAAGAAGCCATTGACTTCCAGTTGCCAGATGACAATAAGAAAACAGCATCTGTTGTTTGGACTGCTGCAGTAAGTACAACCAAACCTATTACCGATATTGAAACTGTAATGAGTGCTGCGGGTGATTTAGGGCTTAAACCGAGATATATACTGATGAACCGTTCCAAATGGGTAGAGTTTAGGGCTTCTGATGAAACAAAAGACTTTGTTGCCCCTTATGCTTTATACGGCGGGACAAGAAAGAAAAGAGCTCCAAGTTTAGCAGTGGCTAATGAAGCTTTAGAATCTGAAGGATTGCCAATTATCGTGTTGATAGATACCAGAATAAGCTATGAAGATGTAAATCATACTATCGTATCTGTTGACCCCTGGTTAGACGCTTCCGGAGCTGACAGGTATGTTACTTTCTTGGAAGACTTAAAATGCGGTGATATGCTTTATGGCCCAATTGCTGAAGAAACTAACCCACCTAAACAGGTAACACAGGCTAAGAAAGGCAATATACTGATATCCAAGTGGAGCGATGTTGATCCTGTTGCTGAATATACCAAAGGTGAAAGTAATGTTTTCCCAAGCTGGCCAACTGTAGACAGAGCTTTAATTCTTGACACTGAAAATACTTCTTCTTGGGGAGCATAAGAACTAAGGAGCAATAATTGACAAATTTAGAGGCTTTACAATCACAAACCGAATATAGTAACGATAACTTGCTTGAGAAGATTCTCCTTGATCATGGATTGACAGCCAGTGCAACTTATGCGGCAGGTAATTCTAAGGATATAGACTTATGTGCCGCATCCTTATATTTTACTTTGGCAGCTCATCCTGAATTCAGGGATGGATCAACTTCCATTAAGTACAACGCAGTCCAGTTAATTGTTATGGCAAGGGCTATACTGCAAAAATACGGTCTGGATGAACCGACAGTAGACGGAGCTGCAATATGGTAGTAAAAAGATATCCCCATACGGCAACTATAAGTTATCACAATCCAGGGACATTTAACACTGTTGGAGTTTATACCGAGGGGACGCTGGTAACCATAAATATAAGCTGCAACATACAGCCGAACAGTAGCAAATACATTATAGCTGAAAGCGGGGATATGATTGGTTATAGCTTTTTCATAACTGCACCAATATTTGACAATGTAGATAACGTTCCCGAAGATGCAAAACTGGAGTTTTTTAACAAAGAGCATGTAATGTTACAGCTTTTTAAATTTCAAAAACATGTAGAAATAAAGGTATAAATTGATATGCCGTTAATACCAGGATTTAGAGGACAGGATACAGACAGACAGGTTGACCGGTTTGTAGTAAGCGTAGAAGAACGGATTATTATGACGCTTGCTATGGTTGGTGAAAAGTTTGTCAACGATGCCAGAAACATTAGAACCTATCAAGACCAGACCGGCAACTTGAGAAGCAGTATCGGTTACATTATTGCAAAAGACGGGCACATTGTAGTTGAAGATGTAGAAGGTAAAGCACAAGGGAAAGCACAGGCTAAAAGGATTGCAAGGGAAATATTACAGGAAAATAAACAGGGTTTTGTATTAATTGGAGTAGCCGGAATGAGTTACGCTGCGGCCGTTGAAGCTAAGGGTTATTCAGTTATTACCAGTTCAGTGCCAGCGGCAAAACAATTGCTAAAGAAAAAGATAAGGGAATATGGATTAAGATGAAAACATCCTTTGATATCAATAATATCTTATACCCGATTATTAATGTAACCTCAGTAACAAGTACGATTGACGGAAGAGTGTATAGGAATAAAAAACCGTTAAATTCAGAATTACAGGATATTGTTGTTATTCCTTTATCCAATTATAACGGTGATGAGATTATACAAGACGCAACATTTATGGTTAATTGTTTTTGCAAAAATTATGATAATGGATTGCCTAACATAACCAAACTGAAAACGATCACAGATGCCGTGATAAAAGTTATTGAAGATTACAATGCCACTAATAATTACTATATCTTTGATATTACTAATCAGACAGTTATGCAAGATACAGACCAAATAAATCTTAGTTTCGTAAACTTAAGAATAAATTGTTTTGTAGAAAAATAAAAATAATAAAAACGAGGTGAACAAAAATGTCAAACATTCGATTAATAGGATTGACATCAATAAAGGTCGGAGATGTGGGTGCAACTGGTGCTATGGCCACTACTTTGGAAACAATAACTGCCATCGTACCCGACAGTGCCCATCTGGTTATGGAAGCACCAGGAGTAACTGATTTATTCGTAGAAGAAGAAGACCTTCCCGATATCCAGATTTTAGGAACGAGCAAAAAGACTGTTGAATTCGCTACAAGGGATATGGGAGGGGCAATGTTCGAAAAGGCTTTTGGTGGGGCATATACTTCCCCTGTTGGAACTACTTTGGGGTCATGGAGTGCTTCTACGGCTGGAGCAGTCGATATAAAGGAATTTGCTATTGAAGCAATTTCTAAAACTTATAACGGCAAAAAGTTAAAGGTAGAAATCCCCAGAGCATCTGTCCATGCTGGAGCAGATTTGCGATTTACCAAGACTGAATCGGGACAGATTACCTTTTCCTGTGACGTACTTATTCCGGCAAGTTCGACCAAAATATCTCCTATAAAAATTACAGAAACGGCATAAAAGTG